AATGTAAGGATTTTCTTCTTTGGGTGCATAGTATGTTCCTGTTTTTAAAAACTCAATACCGTATTGATTATATGTTAAATCGTAATTACCATGCTTTTTAATTTCTTCCATCCACATCGAACTAGCCTGTGGGCCGCAATAGCCGCAACGATAATTGCAACCATTGCCAAAACTAACTTCAAGATATCTAGGATTGATCGGAGCATCCCATGGAAGCTCTGCTATTTTTTCAATTATAGGCTCACTGAATGTACTAGAACTGTGTAACATTCTATCACTAATATGGTCGCCATCTAGGTCTTCAATATTCCAACAGTAGTAACATTCCTGAGGACGTTCGCCTTCTAGCATTTTTTTACGCTGTTCTTTTTTCCATTTGGTATTGTGTAATGCTGACACGTCTATAGCAATTTCATCTAGTCCTATGTGATGGGGACGAGGATGATAACAACTATGGTTATCTCCGGTATGCAGATACAAGGTTTGATGCAACCATTTCATTGTACAGAAGCTGGGACTTACTGCATTTAATCTATCTCTAACATCTTTTACAAATTGTATTCTATTCATTTTGTCCCTTACTTTGAATCCATAAATTATTTAATTCAGGAAAAATTTTTTGAAAATCTGTGCCCCTTCTTCGATCGTGTTCTAAAAAATAAAGATAGAAGTTTTTAATAGCTATTTTGTCATCAAACGGAGTTAGCGTAATCCAATCAATCAACCGTTGCACTTTACTAATTTCGTAATCTTTAAAACCTTTAAATCTATTGCTTTCAGTTTCTTTATTCTGTTGCATAAACCCAATGGACTCTTCAAGCACAGTGACCATGTCTTTAGCCATTCTAGGATCCATCCAATTAGGGCTTGATAATTGCGGAATGTCAAACCATATTAATTGTCTATCCACATTAAACTCGTTTCTTAGTGCATGAATATTTTTTACATACTCTAGCCAGCCCGAAAAACTTAAAACATTAAATGTTACAATAAATGTTAAACTGTGTTTTTTTCCCTTAATTAAATATTCTCTAATATTTTTATTTAGAATATCAAAATTAAGACCGTCCCTAATGTATTCGGCCTGAGGTCCCCAACTGTCTAAACTACAAAATAACATGAAGTGATCTATTGCAAATGAAACACTATCTAATTCGTTTATAAAGTTGTTCCATTGATTGCCAGGCGGGCAGCAATTACTAGTTATACTTAGATGCAAATCTTTTTTAGGATTATTCTTAACGTAATCAAACATACGAAACGTATTCTTGTCCATTAACGGCTCACCGCCCGTCATACGGAATGTTTGTAGTGTTGGGTAAATTGTAGGCAACCATTCCCAAAACGCTAGTAAGTAAGGATTATCAGGACTGTTATTTGGCATGGATTTATCTTTCATCCATGTCAAATCATTGTGAGATCTGTCTGTTAATTTATACGGCCCGTTTCTTTCAATATCTTGTTGCCAAGCTGTACTAAGATGAGGACTACAGTAAGTACATCTAAAATTACAGGCTTGATTAAAATTCACTTCAACGTATCTAGGTTTAGGATTTCCTTGATGCCCGAGTGCTATTGCTTCTCTAATTAATCCTGGACTCCAGCTATCTAAACTGCGATAGGGCCTATCACTGAGATTATTTCCGCTATCTTCTATTTCCCAACAAAAATTGCATTCTGAAGGCCTAGTACCTTCTAGCATTTTCTTGCGTTGTTCTTTCTTATATTTTGTATTATGTAATGCACTTACATCAATTTTAATTTCTTCTAAAGGAACATGATGACTTTTTGGATGATAACAACTATGGGTTTGACCTGTAGGAATGTGTATGCTTACATTATACCATTTGGCCAGACAAAAACTTGGGCTAACTTTGTTTAACTCAGACAACATGTGTTCTGACTTGAGCATATAGACAGATTCAAATTTTCCATTTATAATTTTTACTTCGTCGCCTTTGATATTATCTGCCATTTTCAAATTTATCTTTAAGCCAATCAAAATCGTTAATTTTAGATAATGCTTGTAAATTTCCTATATTGTTTTCTCCGTATTTTTTCCCTTCTATCGCACCGTCTATAGCATATTCTCCGTATTTGTTTTCTATTCCTTCTGTACACCAAATTTGTAATCTATGATCAGTTTCCTTATCATAATATCTATCAATCACATTACTAGATAATTTTACACATTCTCTAAATGCACTTCTCCATGTGGTAAAAGGATCAGTATTAAATTGTGTAATATTGCTAACCGTGGGCATAACTTTAAAGTTGTTACTTATAGAAGTTGTCATGTCTGGTTTTGTTAGATCCATGTTCAGTGTTAATTTTTTAGGAAACAGTTTAATACCACCATACCCATATGTTAAATTGTTTATAGGATTTTGACTTTTCCATACATGTACAGTTTCGTTAAAGTGATTTCTTTCTTGCAAATTGTAATAGGGAATTTGCGGCACTGTAAATTCAAAATCTTCTAATACTTGTGCATCTCCATCAACTATCCAAAACATTTCTGATGTAGATTCTTTGGCTGCTTGTAAGTGTGCTTGATGTATTCCTTTTACACCGTGTATTCTTTTAGCAAATGGAACTTTTGTTAACAGTGCTTTATAATTTTCATCTGCATTAGATTCATTGTACGAAATAAAAAATATATCAAATATTCGAGGAATCGATGCAACTATATCTATTTCTTTTTTTTCTACATAAAATCTGTTCTCAAATTCTCGTTGAGTGACTTTAACTGTTCTTGGAAAAATACAAATGCCATCAAAGAACTTTCCGTTTTTAAATACGTGAGGAATATGTTGTTCATACTTAGGAACTTTAAAATCAAATTTAAATTTAGAATTTACAACCACTTCTTTCCATACTACCCAAAACATATCAGTTGTTGCAGTTTCTATAGCATTTAAGTATTCATCATAGGTGTCTATGTAATATATATCATATGGTTTAGGATGCGATGCTACAATATCTATTTCTTTTTTTCCGTTGACAAAAAATCTGTTCTCAAATTCTCGTTGGCTAATATTAGCTGTTTTAGAAATTAAATAAACACCGTCAAAAAATTCACCATTTTTATATATATGAATGTAATTATTATCCCATTGAGACACTTTATAAGAAAAATCAAAAGATTCATCAACTAACAAATCTTCCCAAACTACCCAAAAAAACTTTGTAAATGCTTTTGATTTTATTTGATCAAAAGATGTTACGTTGTCTATTTTTTGTGATCGTGGATATCTTTTTTTAAAAGTTTGCCAGTAGTTGTTACATACTGCAGATTTGCTTACAAGAAAAATATCATACATTTTTTAAATAGGTATTAGATAAATTCATTGTTTCTATATAAAGATCCAATGTGTACTTGCTGTAGCGAGCGTCTAGCCAAGGCCAGTCTAATCCTAGACCCATTTTTATTTTTTCGCCTAAATTTTTAATTTCGTCTACTAGACCAGTATTGTTTACATCTTCATATGGTTTACCGTATTGATTCCATATGTCTCTAAGTATTTCAAAATCTCGAACATCAACATAATTCCATTCAGTGCAATTTGCCATCCATGTTCCTAGTCTAGCACCATAAACTGCATAAATTCCATTTTCTTCGTGGGTTCCAACAGTTGACCACATGCGCAGTCTATGAATATTATGCCACCATATACGTTCTTTAATTTCCATAGGAGGAACTTTAATACCGTCAAACAATGTCATTTTAACACCTTCACGGAATCCTGCTCGCCATGCTTGGAACGGTGATCCTGTAATTACAGTTTCACTATAACATTCTTTGAATTGACGATATCCATCTTCCCAACAAAAATCAACCTGGGCTCGTTCACTCTCACTAGCTTCGTGAGTTTTCATGTTAAGAATAAAATCTTTTCGCCAAATTTTTAATCCACCGTTACCATAGAGCAACCCATTTAATCTGTTTCTTCCTAACCAGCTGTATACTTGAATCTTTGGATCAGTGGTGTCTATTTCAACATTAAAAAATTTAGAATCTACAATGTTGTCAGCATCCACGGTAATTACCCAGTCTGTTTCCGACAATTCTGCGGCCCGCTTATGAGCTGCATCTGATCCTTTTACGCCGTGTACACGTTTGGCCCATGGAACTTTGGCACACAGATCTGCATAGTGTAGGTCTGCATTGGGTTCGTCGTAGCTTAAAAAAACTATGTCAAGTTCAATTGTTTTCATTTATAAAAATATATTTTTTAAAAAGTCGTCTAGTGTAAACGCTAAATTTTTTAGGAGAATCAATTTCAATTGAAAAATTTTCTTCGATTAATTTACTGAGTTTTACTGTAAACATGTTGTGCAAAATATTTGGATCATTGTAATCTGTAATAAAAAAATTCATTTCAGTTTCTCCATTCCAAAAAATGCGTTTTCCTTTCCTATACTTTTCGTTTAAAATTATAGAAATGGTATTATTATTATTTGTTATGTAAATGTCTGCATCCGTGATGTTAGACCATTTTGCGTCCACTACTCTGTGTAATACATCGTCAATGCTTGTTAATGATTTTATTTCTATAATTTCTAAATTGCCGGATTCTAAATCTACATGGCAATTAAAAATAGAAGTTGTTCCGTCATTTATTGATTCAGCAGTCTCTTGATCAATTTCTATCTTATTTTTTATTGTATCTGCAGATGATCCTGGATATATTCCAAGAACTTTTCCGTTGTCGAGATCATATTTTGCCCAGTATTGTATTTTGTTGGCGTTGACGATTTTGATCCATTCGTCAAAATCCATTAGTTCTTCCATGCTATTTCCTCTAAAATACTTACAATTTCATCTGTTATTAAATTTTTATTCACATAATGAACTATATCTGTCTGCTGGTAATTTCCTAATTTTAAATTACCGTCTACATTTAAATAAAATCCAATATGATCAGTCCAATCATTCGAGGGCCATGGCCAATTTTGTACCATTGGTTTCATATGAACTACTTTGGGAAATTCTAAACTATAACTAATTTCATTTTCAATACCTAACAGTTTAGCACTAAGAGCAAATGCTTCGTCAGTGCCAACAACTTTTGGTTTTCTGTTCGACAGATAAAGATTAGAAAACTCTGTAGGATTTTTTATAATCCACCTACCCAGAGAAAAAAACTCTTCAACTAATTTTGAATCTTGTTTAAAAAAAGTGTAAAAACTATATAAATTTGGTAACGAATTATCTGTAAATGCTCTTCTATAAAAATCGTTGGTAATTAATTCTCCTCGATATGTATATGCTTTAGGAGCAATATACAGCTCAGAATTTTCTATAAAATAATCTATCCAGTGACTATAATCTCTAGTGAATAACATATCTGCATCTAGGCAAACTGTATATTCAAAAGGAGATAGTTTATTCATCCACGACCTTCCGTCCCAAAAAGTTTCTTTGTTCCATTCAATCACATGATCAAACACCCATGAGCTTTTTAAATCTTTAATTTTTTTTGTATCGTCAATTACCAATGCAACATGACCGTATCCATCTTTTTGAGTATTTTTAATACTAAGAGCTAGTGCATACGCTAATTTTAAATAGTCTATATCATCGTTTGAAGATACTATTATTAGATAACCAAAGTTCATATTAGCTCCAACAGTTTTTTGCTGTTTCTAATTATGCTTTGTTTATTCATAATATGGATATCTCTATCCTTTGAAGATACTGCTATATATTTTTCTTCATTTAATAAATCGTTAATTAAAAAAGTTAATTTATCATTGCTTACATCGCACAAAATATCTTTGTCTATCACAGTATTAATTGGAGGTAAACATATGTTGTCTGTTTCTCTATAACCATTTAGAATGTGTTTAGCTACTGAAAATGCAATATCGTTCCTAAACTGCAAGGGATTAAATCTATAAAGATCTGAGTAGTATTTGTAATTGATTTTTATGTGGTCAACCAAATCAAAAAATAATTTTGTTTCTAAATTTTTTGTAAACATTACTGTGGTGGCCCAATACATATGAACACCGGTTTCTGAAACATTTTTATCTAATTCGCCTACCCTGTCTCCTTTTATATCGTTCATGGAATGTGAAATTAACAAAGATTCATCAACATCCCAATACTCACCTAAGTTATCAGTAAACATTAAAAAATCGCTGTCTAACAACAGTGTTCGATCATAAGGAGTTAATTCCCAAACAGAATGTCTATTTGAATTGATAAACGGTACTGTTGACGATTCCATGCCGTCACTTAATTTTCTTGTATTATTTGTTACTGGTCTTTCTACAATAATTATGTTTTCAAATATTTCTTCGGCTTTTGGTAAAGAACCAAACTCATGCATCCAATCAACTGTTGATTTATCTGTTACCAAAGATATCGGAACTCTTAAATTTTTTTTAGCAAGCCCACCAGATATTAAAGCCAACAGACTGTAATCAATTTGTCTGTTATTGTGTGCAAATATTAGGCATCCTTTTTTCATAAATCTAATAATTTTTCTACAGAACGAGATTTTTTTAAAGTTTCATGCTGTTCATAATATTCGTAAACAGCAGTAAAATATCTATCTAGTATTTCTTCTTTAAACTCATTCATATTTTTAATTAAAATTGGAGTATCGTTTGAGTCTAGCAAAGGAACTTCTTCAATTCTTTCGCTGTCAATTAGCAGCTGAACAAAATTGATTAGAGAGCGATCTATCTTGAATATTCCGCCATTATGACCGTAGGTCATCTTTGCATCAATTTTTTCTTTGAGCTGCTTACGCTGGATTGTGAGTGTTTGCCTATAATTTGAAAAATCTAAGGCTGCTTTTAAACGACCGTCCATGTTACCTCCTATAAAACACGCACATTATTTATGTACTGTGTTTCGGGAGGTAAAATTATGATCCGCTAATTGCGCTGACTACTGAAGAACTTGGGGCAATAATATCAAAGGTTCCGCTAGGCTGCAGAAACCCGGCAGGGCGAACTTGATCAACTGTTAGGGTAAGCGTCCCGTCAACAAGATCGCCAGGAGCAGGGCTTGGTTCTGGACCAGGATCAAAATAATTGTCTAGCCAGGTCACTCGAAAAGTGATGACATTAGCGGTTCCTGTGGCATTGCTGCTGACATTGCATAACGCCTCAAGTCTCCATTGATTGGCAGAATAGGCCGAACTACCGCTTGCAGTATAAAATGTTTGG